TTTCCGTATCTTCTCTTTAGATAAATTGATCCCGAAATAAATCTGGTAATAGGACTTCTTATGATAGAAAACTGAGGGGTGTCTTCGGTCACGTTCAGATACTTTTGATAATACTTACGATGATAGTGAGCAATCTCAACACCATTTACAACGGACATCACACCTAGTCCAGTATCAAGATGACTATCTCCCCACTCAAATCCATTTGCTAAGAGATTGGCCTCTACAAATCTACCTGCCGTTCTGGGAATATGTGCAAAGAATATTTTCTTCCCGGTTTCCTTATGTACAAACGTCGGCATCAAACCATCCTACTAAATCCTTTCACCTTGTCAAAGCGAATCACATCTGCAAACTTATCATGCAGAGATTCTTTGTGAGAGATAACAAAGATATTTGCATCCTTAATAACGAACCGAATGATCTTCAAAAATTCTTCTGTTCCAAATCCGTCAAGAGAACTATCAAACACCTCATCCATGATGAGTAAATTTGTGTTGACAGAGTTCTTCATCCGTGCCACTTCACGCCAAGTGAAGAGTAGGGCCAGATCGATTCTCATCTTCTCTCCCTCGCTGAAAGAAGAGTAAGAAAAACTGTCATGGATTGGGGACTGGACGGTTTCGTTGAATTCCTCGTCAAGAGAGAAGTTAATGTAAAAGTCCATAAGTTGAAGATACTTATTGACTTGCTGATTTATCAGCGGTAGATACTTCTTAATGATTTTGGTCTTGACTCCACCGTCTTTAAGCAAACTATACGAAAAATCGTAATAGTCAATCGTGTCCTTACGTTGAGCGAGTTCGTCGTATGTGGTTCTTAAGTTGTCTTTGAAGGTTGCTAGCTTCTCATGCTCAGTATTTCTGTTTGCAAGTTGGTCGGTAATTCTTTGAATTTCCGATTCCAGATCTCTGACTTGTCGTTGACATCCAGCGATCTTAATATTGTTTTGAGAAATGCCATGCGTTAGTGTAGTAATCTCCTTCGATAGAGTGGAAAATTGACGCTCTCGCTCCTCTTCCTTATTAATCGCCTGTTCCAGTTCTTTATAACCGGATTGCAACTCCTTTGCTTTATTTTGAGCGTCGGTAATTCTATTTATTCTGAAGGTCTCTTCAATCGCTTGATCGCAGGTAGGACAAACCGTATTTTGTGTGAAGAATTTATGCTCCTTCGTAATCGTCGCTACTTTGTTAGAAATCTTACCTTTCAGATTTCCAAGTGTACGGAGTTTCTCTGTAGCTCCAGAATACTTTTCAAGTTTCTTCTCAAGAGAAATGAGTTCTTCATTCAGTCTCTCGCCATGATTCATCAAATTGTTTTCTTCATTCAAGATATAACCAATATTCTTTTCTTTAATGGCAATATCTTCCTGACTCTTATTCTCAATCTCTTCAATAAAGTTAGTTTGCATCTTAACTTTATCGTTCAAAGATTCTTTCTTAAGGTCTAAAACTTTAATATCCTCTTTGACCTGACGAATCTTATCCTTCATCAGATTATTCATAGAGGAGAAGATACGAATATCAAGAAGATCCTCAATCACATCTCTACGATTTGCAGCAGTCAACTGCATGAAAGGAACAAACGTGCTACTACCCAGAATCACGATCTGAGTAAACGACTTATAGTTCATCTTGATGACATTCTGCTCAAACCACTTCTGCTGATCTAGTGCGGCTGCAGACTGATCTAGAAGAGTACCATCACGATGCACCTCAAAAATATTTGGTTTGATACCACGGACGACTTTCCAGTTCGTGTTCCCAATAGAAAACTCTACCTCAACAACACAATCCTTTTCGTTAACTGAGTTTACCAGTTGAGGTTTGTTGATTTTACGAAATGGTTTTCCAAACAAAGAAAAAGTAAGAGCGTCAAGTAGAGTGCTCTTACCAGCTCCGTTGGTTCCAATAATCAAATTTGTCGGATGTTGCGTAAACCCTATCTCAGTATATTGATTACCTGTTGACAGAAAATTTTTCCAACGAATTTTCTCAAATAAAATCATGTGTGGTCTCAGGGGGAATTACAAGATCGTTCTCAGTTATGATTGCATATTTGTAGTCATGCATCTCACAGGTTTTAATCATTATCTCATCTTCAATTTCTATGACATGCATTTCTGGACTACCTTCATCCTCTAGCATCATAGCATATCTCATCGCATCGTCTTCACCTTTGAACAAATATAAAATCTGCTCTCCATCTCCATCAGTTACAGAATATGCACCATCCGTTTCTTTTCCGTAAATTGTTAGAATATACATCTCAAATCAACTCACATGCCTCTTGATAAGTCTGTCTCATGATATTCTGAACTCTGGACTTATCAAGTTGAATTTCTGCCTCCTCGATATATCTATTCAGAATAGAAATAGTATCCTCAGACTCAAAGATCTCAAACTCTTCGGGCTCTTGAATATCAAAGTTTTCAACAATTTTGATATCAGCAGCTACATCAGTGATTTTATCAATAAACTTCTCAAATGCTTTGGTATCAGTTTTCTTGCGAACAATAACCTTGATAATTTTATTCACATACTCACTGACATCAAACAATTGATGAGGAGTGTCTTCGTAGTAGATGTTATAGAAGAGTCTATAGGGATTATCTACGTGAAAATGTTCAAGAGTTTCTGTATCAAAGATGGTGAATCCTCTCCGATCACCGACATCGTTCCAGAACATCTCATACGGATTTCCCAAGTAATAGATCCGTCCATCATCCGATCTAGTGTGGTAGTGACCGCTGAAGACCTTGGTGAACTCTGAATATAACTCGCTCGCATGACCATGATCCATGATGCATCCTCTATGAGCTCTAAATCCTTGGAGTTCAAGGTGCCCCATCGCGACTTTGCAAGTTGAATTTTTAATAATCTTGAAAGTTTTTTCTTCATTGTCTTGATTGATCCATGGAATGAAAAGTATGGGTAGACCACCAATTTCAACCTCAGTTGCTTCAGAATATATGGTGACATTATCATATTCGCGAAGAAGCAAATCTACAGCATTTACATCATTAGTATTCTTATAGTATGCTGTGTGATTACCAACAATCGTATGCACATGGATGCCCATGCTTTCTAATCGATCATAGTAATTATTCTTTGCCCATGCCAGTGCAGAAAAGTCAATACCTTTACGACTATCAAAAGTATCACCCATATCAATAATAGTGGTGATATTATTCTCTTCCAAATAAGGGAAGAAAATATCATTATAAAACTTTAGAAAGTAGTCGTGAAATAATTTAGAATTTTTACGACAACCAAAGTGTTGATCGGTAATGATAGCAACTTTCATCAACCACGCAGTTTGGAATGAACATTATCCTTGATTTGATTGTAGTCGGAATAGTTCGATCCGTCAAGGGTGTTGTTATCGTCAAACACCTCACTGTAACCAGACCGTTCAATAATCTTGTTCTTAATTTCTAGTTGACGTTTCTCTCTTTGGATCCTGCGGAGAAACGCATAATGAATGATCTGCGTAAAGTAAGCAAAAG